TGTTTGTAAACCAGCTGGAGGGGTGAACGGGAAGCCGTTGTTCTTACGCATCTTCCTAATGTAGTATGCCCCAATAACGTGGCCCAATGCAGGAGTAAATAACCCGTCTCCACCGAGTAAGTCATCCACTTTGACCCAATTAAAGTAACCAGCCAAGAAGGATTTAGCTTGTAATAGGGTTGTTGAAAAGTTTGCAGCCACTGTACTTGGGGTATCTGTCAACGGAGCCGAAGCAAGAGCTAACAAGTCTCCTCGACCTGCTGCGTATGATTCTAAATTTGAAGCATCCGTTTCTGAGTTGTAATCAGGAGCAAAAAGTAAGTGAACATTTTCGTTGTCGAAAACACTCAGTTCTGTGCTGGTGATGTTAGTCAAATAAGTTGGGTCCGCACCAGAAGTCAATGAAGCCTTGGCATTAGCGGACAGCGTGTATGACCCCACAACGGTTGCTTTCACAAACTTGCTTCGGTCATTTATTTTCCCTTCTACATTGCTGTCCGTAAGTCCCGTAATTGTTTCAACCAGAACTTCGTTCCCGTCATCATCATCATTGTAAACTTTTAAGGTAAAGGCCCCAGAAAGTTCTTCAATCACTTCAACTTTGAGGTTGTCTCCCGCAGCCCCTGTGCTCACATCGCCAAGATAGGCTCGTTCAAAGGTCAGGGTATCAGGAGAAGTCCCTAATTCCAAACTGGATGCTGTACCAGCAGAATCAACCGACCGAACACAGTATACGTTCACGTTGAATGGTGCTGCATTTTCAAACAACCCTTTCATTTCATAATAAGATTGGAACGCTGTATCTGGTTCCCCGAAAATAGTTCGGAATTGTTCCAAACTGTTAATTGGGATAACAGAATCTTCTGGACCAAGAGGGGATTTTACGACCACCGCTACATTTCCTACATCTCCAGGAGTTAATACTGGTGTTCCACTTGAACGTCTCTCGACGACATTAAGTCCGATTGGGTTTCCCATTTTCTTTTTCTCCTTTTATTACAGTTAAATTTTGCCTTTATTTTAAAACCAGATTCTTAAGAAGTTCCTTGTGCAAGATTTGTAATGACAGATTCAACACTTTCTACCACTTCATCTGGTAAGGTGTAAAGATCCATTTCAATCCCCACCACTTTTATATAACGAAACAGATTAGCCTCTTCTTCTATAACCCTTTGGGGGTTGGTGAGGTCAATTAAATAGTTTTGGTTGAACAACGTGATATAATCTTCACCAACGTCTCGATTAAATAACCGATAGTCGAACAAAGACTTCATTACTTGGTAGTCTGACCACCGTTTGGTGACCGCTTCTATTTGATAGTTGAACTTCAGCCTTCTCTTGCCTTTGTGAAGTGTGACCTCTTGATTGTTGCCATCGTATACTTGGTCATAATCGGTATAGGTAATTACACTATCAAGATTCTCAGGCTCTAAAGGTTGGACAACTATTACTGGAAACGTAACGTCACTATCATCAGCAAATATTTCTTCCCGAAGTTTTTGCCGTTCTTGAATGTTACCATATCGAAAATAAACAGGCACGTATTCCTCTTCAGGCAGTTCGGTTCCGTCTTTTAAATTTAAGCGGATTCGTTCCTGACCATCTTCAGTCTCGAGCACATTTTTCCACAAGGGTATACGACCTTTGAGGTACTCAATAAGCTCATCATCGATATCATGGAAATACGTTAATGCCATTTATTATTTGATATACCCGTCTTCTTTCAGACTGGCGTAGATGTCATCGATTTCAGTGCCTTCGGAGGTCATCTGATTCAACTCATCTGAGAGAGCTTTCTTCAGCTTGTTCACCGCACTGTCAATTTTGTCATTCCCAGTGGATCCCATGTCGATCATTTTGGTGTAAAGATCTTTGAACTTCTGAAGTTTACTTTCCTCAGCTGGTTCTTCCTCTTCATACTCCAGCTCCTCGTATTCCAGATTGATTATATCCACAAGCTCTTTTGTCTCTGTTCCAAGCTCCTTAGCAAGTGTTATCATCCAGTCCTCTTTACCATTAACCCCACCAGCGTCTAATATATCCTTGGTGTGGTTGTCTATGGCCTTTTCTGCTGGTGCTCCATCAAGTCCTGCTTTTTTGAGCATCCCTGCAACATTGCCACCAAGTGCCTTTATTGCGTCATGCTCGCTAGATTCAAGTATCACACCAGCGTATTCTTTTCTATGCTCATAATAGTCCTGCCTCAAATCGTCCGATATGCTGCTCTTCTTAAACCAGTCATCAATCCATGACTGCGCTTTATCCCCTGTAATTTTGAATTTAAGTGTGTCTCCTTCCAGCACAAAGAGATCCTTTAAGGTCTTGTCGGCATCTTTGATCATTGGGTCAAGCACCAACTTGCTGAAAGCAGCTTCATACTCATCCTCATTGTCTGTGTAATTAAAGTAAAAGTCATTATCAAACAAATTATGCTTGATCATCTTCGACATTTTCTCGGTTACATCGGACTTTGAAAGTGGGTATAGGCTCTTCTCTGTGCTACTCCCAATCTTGAATGCAGTTTTGGTACCCACCAAGTCGTCTACCCCCTTTGGAGAAGATGCAGATTCTTCTATGGAATCTTCTTCTCTGCTCTCAAAAAGACCATCTAACTCTTTCATGGTAGCCTTCAAGCTCTCGCCATCAGTAATCTTAGACCATTTATCTTCGGAATCTCTGCTAACCTTTCTGCCTTTCTCCCATTCATCATCCATTTGCTGAATCAATTTGTCTTGACCACTTTTTATGTCGTAAACATCTCTTAGATACTCCTTTAATGCCCTTGCTGCTTCTTCACCTACTACCTTGTCTAGATTAGCAAGTGCCATGTCGTCGTCATCTTCAATATCCAGATCAGGTTCGGACATATCTTCCATGTCGTCCTCTTGATTGTTCAACTTTTCCAAGTCGACAGAATGGGGGGTTTCGTGGAACTCATTGCTTTCCACATATTCTTTGAATTCTTGTTCGTCGGCAAAAGTCTTGAATTGACCTTCAACATCGACAACAATTCTATCCGCTTCGTCTGGCTCACGGACGGTTAGTATATCACCATCATCGTTTACGTATAGTTTTCCTGGCTTCACAGTCATCCTTTTTTGTTATGTTGCGATTTAATAAAAGTTCATTTTTAAAACGTAATTTCACGTTAGCTGCTCAATCTCCTGACCAATCAGGGGTTATTGCTTTCACGTTATTGAGGTTATGGTCTTTGGTAAGGGCCTGAATGATTCTTTGGTTAGATTTCTTGACCTCTCTTATGAGTCGTTTCCGTACTTCTTTTTTGGTTGGCCTAAAAAGAGGCCTTGCTGGGATACTACCATCCAGTCTTCCATACTCATTGGCAAAAAATACTTTCCTGATGTTTATCCCTTCGGGGTACTCGGCTTCAGGGGGTATAGTGACCACATAATCGGCTGGTCCTCTTCTTGCCACCTTGATATGCCTACGTAAAATACCTCGGGCAATCCAAATTCGAGTGTCATAGCCTTGTTCCTTTTTACGTTTTTTGTAATCAGGATTGAGGGGTTCCCAATTGAGGTCTTGGGCATCAATATGTTCTTTTATTTTCCTACGGTAATAGAACGCAGCATTACGAGCCACATCATCCCGAATGTCAGGCATATTATTGGTGAGGTCTTCTATAGCCTTGATCTTCCTCGTGAGATTATTTGGTAAGTCAACAGAGAACATTAGTCTTTAGGGATAAACTTTATTGTAATATCGTCGCCCTTTACTTCTACATTGGCAACTCGTCTATCTTTGAAACGCAACTTGGCAATACCCATTGCTTTATTCCGTATCAGTTGTTCGTTACGTTGGGTCTGAATCTTTAATTTAATCTCGTTCTTATTAACGGACTCTTCCTTGAGGGTAAACTGGAAAAGGCGAGCATCAGCCCCAATAATCTTTTGAAGTTGTATCGTAAATATCCGAACCGTCTTAGTGATGAACCCCATTATGAACTCCATGTGTGTTCAAGGTCTATTGTAACCGTGAGGAACAACTTTTCCGATGTGTTCCGTATACGGCCTGTAGGCTCGACCTGAAGAACTTCATATAGATTACGGTCTTCCCCATCAATTTCTTTCCTGAGGTATTCTTCCAGATCATTGTTGCTCGGGTCTTGGGTTTCGGCATCGACTTTGAGTTTACTCAGGTCAAATTCAATGACATCCCCTTGCTTCATTGTTACTCCTGCATCTTCCACTTGTTCTCGGTGAAAGCGGAGTTCAATCTTTTTGGTTTCTACATAAAATCCATTACGAAGTTCTTTGAGCTTCTTGTTACTATCCCAATTCACATTTAGCACAACAGGTTCTGATATTACATCGTCAACATCTACGTCTAAATTAGAATGGGTTACCTTGTCTCTTTTGTAATATAGAACTCTTGGTAAATATTTTTCATAGAACTCCCGTTCGATATCATGCTGTAATTGGATTTCGTTTGGGTTGGGTTCTACACGCAACATATTAGTGTACCTCTTTCGCCATTAGTTCCTGAAGGTTCAATTTAGTCTGATCAGAGAGAACCACAGCTTGGCTTTCGGCTTCTTTTAATGATCGGGGTCGTCCTATAGAGTACGTGGTTCCTTCAGTTGTCTGGATGTGGATGAAATAAGATTCATTAGTAAGCCTCCCATAGCAAATTGTTGTGACACTGTTATCAAACTGTGATGGGTCGGTTAGGTCTAAATCAACGTCCTTAGCGAAGACTTCTTTATATCGGGAGGTTTCCCCTAATGTACATTCGGTGAGCTCTTCAGATAGTTTTTCAAAGGCTGTATCCTCTTGATATAAACCTGAAGCAATAGCTTCGGGGCTCTTGTTTGATTCAATCAGTTCTTTTATGTCCATCGGGCTCTCAAATTCTGCTCATTTAGAAGTTTATCGAATATTTCTTCTTTATTATTTAAAACGATAAACTCATGATCCTTTGCAAGTTCTTTCAAGTCAATAGTTTTGGAGTCATTGGCCTCATAGCACTGTATGAGCAACCAACTTGGCACTAAATACATTTGGTCATCTACCCGTTGCATATTCAGGGATAGAAAGTTGAACCCATAGTCAACTGAGTCTCCCATCGCTGCCCACTGAGAGTCACTGAGCTTCCACATTTTAAATTTGTGGTCGTTTTGGCTTCCTGCTTCCTTTACTTCAATGTAAAAATGAATTCCTCCAGGAAGAACTACCTGAAAATCTGCTGGCTGGGCTGGTACAGTTGTACGACCTCGGGCAGAATAAGAATCAGGTAAGCGATGGAAATGGATGTTGTGGCTTGGTGCGTGTTCTGCTAAAAAGTCTTCGAGTTCTTTTTCAAAATCTTTATTATGCATTCGTCAGAATTTTTATGGTTCAGTAACTTTTTAATCGAGGTCTCTTTCTTCAGTAAGACTACTTATAATTTCGTTTGATGTTTTGTCAGATTCAATTAATTCTTTCATAGCAGTTTCATTTTTAGCGGTCCAATTGTTATCGATATAGTCAAAGAACTCTTTTTTCTTCTCATCACTGAGCTCTGCTGGAGAGTCAACACCAAATTTCTTGAGGGTAGCCTTGAAAAAATCATCATATGTTTGTGTGCTGCCCATTAGTCATCCTCCCAAGAACCCATAGCATTACCTGATATTCTTTCTACATAGTTTTCTATCTTTCTTATCCCTTGCATGTCAAGACGGGCATCGACATAAAAAATTGGATCTCCCAACCCTTTACCATTCTTTGGTTCCTGTGTAGAGAAATATTTAGAATTAATTCGGTCTACTTGAAACGCTCCGATAGCAACAGCAAGAATAAGTGAGAAAAGTAACACAATTTTCTTATTCATTTGTTGCTCCGTTAGGTCTTTATAAACTCAGCAAGGAATAGCCACGTTTCTTAATTTCTTGTTGGACGTCCTGAAGTTCACTCTTGCCTTCTTGCTTGAGTGTTTGTCCGTCACTAACAACGGCCTGTCCTGATGGTTTAAATCGAGAGAGTATAGCTCCTTCAGTGAGCTTTATTTTAGCCAATAGATATCTGTTTAAATATGTGGACTGTGGTTCAGGTATATCAACATTGTTTTCATCATCTGAATCAGGCTCCGTATCTGGTAGGCCCTCATTGACCGTATATTTAATCGTAAACCCAACAGTTTGTGCTGGGACATTATCTATAAAGACTCGATGTGGGTTTTGTTTGGACTGTTGCCATTCAAATTCAGCCCCGACCAACACTTGGTAAGCTCGTAAGTTTCGTTTGTACATAATCCAGTCTTCGAGATCATCCGTAAGTTTCATATAAGAGGATGTCGCAAAGAATAACTCCTGTGCATCAAAGTTAAAGCCCCTATCTTTGGATTCAAGATAGAGGACTTCAATAACTTTGTCAACTTCTTCTGCTTGGGGTATGTCAAAAAAGTTCTGAGCATTAGCTGCTTGAACTGAAATGACTTTTGTCAGTGGGAAGAAGGAAACTATTTCTTGGAAACCCTTTCGGGCAAACTTCCAAATAGTGGTGTCAGGAGTGTAGAGATTAAGTTCCCCACCAGCCGTTACCTCGTCTTTGGAAAGTTGTATTATATCCAATAGTTTCATTCATCAAGCAGGTCAGAGTAGTTTTCCATCAAATGATCCGTGATTTTATCCGCTGTAGCACTACCGATACCACTGATATCCGTAAGGTCATTATCCAGCTTAAATTGGACCACTTCTTCCACGGTCACAAAACCATGTTCTTGTAGTTTGTCCTCTCCAGGAAAATCAGCATCATCAGCAAGAGCATGTGTTGCCACAACCTCTTCTTCTACTTGATCTTCTTGACCAGCTGATTCTTCTTCCTCTGGTTCAGGATTAGGTTCTGAAATGTCTTCTTCCTCTGGTTCAGGAGCAACCTCTTCTTTAGGTTTCTCTTGTTCTGCTTCTGCGGAAGCCATTATAGCTTGTGCAGAGTCTTTGGAATTTTCGGCCTCGATTAATTTGATGTCAGGAAGCATTCGTTTGAGCTGTGCTGCTTCACCTTCGGTGAGGCTAAGCTCTTCGGGAGTATTTGCATACGGAATGTTAGCTGGAGGATAGTCAATCGCAACAGGCATCCTGTATTGTGCAATATATCTTTTCTTTTTTGCCATTGTTTTAGGTATTTAGTTGAAAATAAAAAAGGGAGGGAGTTGAGGTCCCTCCCTTTAGATTATCGAACAGTTCAGTTTTAGCTGAAGTTGGTGATCGTTCCTTTAACGTAAAACTTGTCGTTGATCATTTTACGACCAGCGGAAGTATACAACGCACGACGACTACGGAAGTCATCCAGTACAACCTGCGGTGAGGTGTACAGTGCTCGGTAAGGAGCCCAGATGTATCCAGTGAACAAGTTTCCTGGTCCCTTGTAACCAACTACAAATTCGTTGGCTGGGTAAGCAGCATTCTTGATCACAGTCATTCCTGCGATGGTACCAGCAACATGCGGACCAGCTGGCTGGTTGCCTGTTTGGTTACCGTTTGCTTGGAAAGAATCCATGCCTTCGATCACGTTCGCAGCATTCATACCTGCAATCACAAACGAACCAGAAACCATCTGAGTGTTTGAGTAAATCAGGTTATTTGCTTTGGTCAGGGTATGAGTAAACCCGTTGTAGTGATCAGACTTGGAAACACCAGTCGGTACTGTAGCATCAAAGTTCACAGTACCACCGTTTGCTTTGGTGCGGAGATCTTCCAGAACGATCTGGTCAATATTCGCACGAATCAATGAAGCGGTAGCAGCCAACAGTTCTTCATCCGCATTAACACCATGGGCACGCTCAAGATCGAACGCAGCATCCAAAGTATAATTGTAACGGAGACGATACGGACGGGCCGTAACGGATTGTTGGGCAAGATCAATATAGATCTCAGGGGTTTGCTCTGGGCTGGACTCAGAATCCCACTCATAGTCGGCAGTAATTGCCTGACCGTTGCTAACGTTAGCATTGAACGTAACGTCATACGCACCAGAGGAGTAGTTGATCGTTCCTGATCCACCAGCATCCCCAGTTAGGTTACCTTCTCCATCGTCGGTAAAGGTTTCGGTCCCGTCAGTGATCTCCAGCGTACCAGCATCCACAGGGGTATAATCAATATTACCTGTGAAGTTAGCTGTTCCACTATCACCAGCATCGAGTTCTTCTCCCTCGATTTCTTCACTGGTGTAAAGACGGTTGTTGGAAGGACCCGTAGTAGCACTCAATAAAGAGTCCCCAGCAGCGACGGTACCTTTACCATCATCAGCTTTAAAGTCCATAAAGAACACATCACCTGTGCGGATTTGCAGAGGCTGAATACTTGCCACTTGATCAAGAACCAAGTTAGGCAGTACAGCGGTGATGAGTTTATAACCGTGGTCAGCAAAAGTACCAACATTCACGGTTTTGGTAGTTTCATCCATCGATGCCAACCATTCATCCAAATTCTGCAAGCAGAATGCGGTGGTGGCTACGAGATGCGGAGGAGCCTCTTTTCCGTGCTTCTCCATATAGTTCTCACGAAGGGGAGTGATGTAATCGTCGTAATAACGAGCGACACGCTCTCCCTCCTGGAGCATTTCTTTTCGTCGTTCTTCAAGTAGTTCCTTATTCATAATAGGTCACTATATTTTATGAATTAAATAATTTAGTTAATTGCTCTGGCTACGAAGCAGTCTTACATCTGGTTAAGGATGTTTTCGGT